AGGATCTCCGGAATATTCGGGACCCCGACGCTGAAACCACCAAACGACCCACCCCCTAACCACTTGGGTTTCGGTATGCTCGGAACTGAAATCTTAATACTGTTAAATCCGCGAATAAATCCATTAATAGCATTGATTATGGTATTTATCGCGCCCTTGATACCGGCGGTTATACTATCCCAGATACCCAGGATGTTAGATTTAAATCCCTCGAAAACCGATTTAATGGCAGTGGTGATATTAGTGAACTTTTCCTTGATATTTTCCCATGCCTCAGACCAATTATTCTTGATGAACATGATCGCCTTAAACAGCGCCCCCGCGGGTAACAACCAGCCGAGCTTGCTATTATAAAGTTCCTTGATCTTGTTCATTACCTTGGAAAATACTTCCTGGATCTTAGTCCATGCCTTATCCCAGGTTTCTTTTAATACAAGGATGATCCGGTCCCAGTTCTTCCAGATAATGATCGCCGCCGCGACCGCCGCCACTATCCCCAGGATAACCGCCGTGATCGGTAACATTGACAGGGACAACGCCCCGAATGCCCCCGCGACTATCCCGACGCCCCCGGCAAGTAATGGGAGCATTATCAAAATAGGCCCGAGAACTAGGGCCAATCCCCCCAGGACGCCGACGACTATGAAAAGAACCTTGGACAATTTCGGATGCTCCGCAGAGAACGCAATCAAGTTCCTGGTTAATTTCTCGAATATGTCCATTACCTTAGTTAATGCCGGGAGTAACGCCTTCCCGAACTCCTGTTGTAAGTCCCCAGTTCTATTTTTCAACTGGACAAGCGGGTCCACGTTTGCCTCCGCCTGCCCCCCGAACTTCGCCATTATCGCGGTTATCACCTCGGTCGAACCAGCCCCCTTGTCTACCTGTATGCCGTAACGGGTTAATGCTGATGTCTCCCCGTTGATCGCCCTTGCTACCAGGGTTGACGCTGAACTGAGGTCCATCCCGCGGGCCGCGGCCAGGTCGAGAACCGCCGGTAATGCCGCCATTGATTTTTCGTAATCCCCGGAGATACCCACCAGGTTCATCAACGCCGCCCGTTGAGCCTCGTCCCCGAAGTTCGTTTTGTTCTGCTGGGCCGCTATAACCCGCTCAATTGCTTCCCGTTGTGTGTCGTAACTGGAACCGGCATTCAGTAACGCCTGGTCAAGTTGTTTAATTCCAATTGCCTCTTCCTGGGCGCTCTTAACCGCCGACGCTCCGAGGGCCGTAATTCCACCGCCGAGCGCGGTCAACCCGACGCCGATCTTTTTTCGGTGTTTCTCGATCTGCGACTGCATACGTCCAAAAGCCGACTGGGTTTTCTTGAAACCTTCCTCGGCGCTCTTGGGATCCGCTACTATTTTGATCTGGACTTCGTTAGCCATTTTCCTCTTGTTCCGGTTGTCCTAGTTGTACTATTGCGACCATTTGCAAAATCCGGGCATCCTCTTCCATTAACTGGGAAGGGAGGCACCCATACCGTTGACATAGGCCGTCTATAAGCTCCGCCTCGGTTAACTCCCAGGGCTTGCCGATGGGCTTTCCATTGCGGTCGAAAGTTGGGCCAACGTGCTTATATCGCTCGATATCTTTTCTAAAGGGTCGGGTATATCGGACACCGCCTCGGCCCAGTTGCCAACCATGAGATTCACCAGTTCCACCGGAATCATCGTCATCCCCTCGGCGTTAGCCGGGATAGGGTCGCCCGCGTCATCTTCCAGGTTCCAGCTTATCAATGCGTGATCCCCGAATAACTCGGCGACTCTCAACCCGTTAGTATTGTCCTCAGATATTGCCGCCTGGATCTCCGAGAAATATTTAAAGTTGACATTTAATTTCGCCCGTATCTCGGCCCCGTCGTAATCTGTCCCCTCGAATGTTATAACCGCGATCTTATCGGGAATTCTAAATCCCTTTTTTTTCGCCGCCTTAACGCCGTCAACGGTTTTGGGAATCATTTGGTTGATAAAGTCCTCCGGCACAAAGGCCATACTATGCCCACGTCGGGACGGTTCCACCGGCTAGAACTCCGGGGGCCGTGTAGGTCAATTCCCCGGTGGTTCCACGGCTCAGGCTGTAATCGGTGAAATTAGTCTCGTTCGGTAATGTCTGGCCGCTGATCGTGATTGTTACCGTCCGGGCTACCGATGTCGAGGATACGGTTTTAAATACGTCATGGGACATGTTCGACGCATCGTTAAAAATGCCGTTGATCGTGATCGTGAAATCCGCCAGGGTTAACAGGGTTTCACGGGCTGACTTATCAAGTCCCGTTATATCCTGGACCTCCCTCGGTGTCGTCCAATCCAAATTCGTAATATCGTTGGATATCGTCCTTGCCGCGGAAGCTGAATCATCAACTGCAATCGACATCCCTAACCCTGATTCTTTTGCCATTACTGCCTCCCTAATCTATATAATGATTCGCCTATACCGTCTTTCCATTGTTCGGGTTCCTGGACTGTCCTGTTCTTGAGGAATATGGGATCCCGTTCTAAGTTCGATTTATGGTTTCCCGCCTGGCCCTCGAAACACTCCTGGCCCGGAGCAAAAATAAACCGGATCAACCCGCTCTCTATTTGTTCCTCGGTATATGCTAGTTTTGAACGCCGAATAAATGCGACCTCGTTACAATGGCCGGCGGAGAGAACGGTCATCCACCCGTTATAATAATTCGGACAATTCACCTCTTCACAACTGACCGTTTTAAAATGCGTTGATATCGGCCTGACTATCCGCCAGTGGTCCGCGTTTCTTATCATTGACCGTAGCCCCCGTAGACCCGGCGCTCTCCCGTCGGTAGCGCTCCGGATGCTTGCATCCGGTCGAGAGTCTCGGCGAACCCGTTGTGATCGGCCATTATGGTTCGGTACTCGTTAGTAATAACCGATTGGATCCTTTCCAGTTCTGTAATCATTTCCCCCAGCTCCTCGACCCGTTCCAGTAACTCCTGGTCGGCCTCGTCCGAACTCGCATTAACGCGGGCCGTATCCAGACTAACCTCGGCGACCTGGTCTATAACGACGTCAATATCAGCCCTTAAAGAGAATATCCATGATGCCATCCCGACCGCTACAATCAGGAGCGGGACAACCATTCCTGCAATCTGTATATATTTCAACGGTCCACCCATTCGCCGCCGGAGGATTTGTTATATATTCGCTGTTGCTCCCGGTGGCAGTTGCGGCAAGATCGGTCCGCCCATTCCCCAGGCGTCCACCAGTGCCATCCTATAAAGCAAAAAATCCTCAATCGTTATGTTCCATAATTTTCATACTGATCGCTATCACACCGCCACCGGATCCGGTAGCAACCTCAATATGCCCCAGGAAAAGCGCGTAAACCGTGACCGTTCCCAGTATCCCCAGTGCTACCAATACCTGGGGGCGTATCCGGTTAATAAATGCACCAAATGCCTCAAGCATTTAGGTTGACGTCATCCTGGGCCGTTCCCCTCCGGGTCGTCACCACGAAAGCGCAATTGCTAAACGTCCCGGTAGTTGTGACCCGTAGATACCGTAAAACCGCCCCGCTGATTGTCAACCGCTGGGCGGTCGGAGCGGAGGCGGCGGCAACTGCCGCGAAAGATACAATCTCAGCGAATGCGTCCGAAACCCCGTCATCGCTTGACTGCTGGATTTTGACCGTCGGCGTTCCGGAGTCTACACTCACAACCGATAGGACAGCCACCAATCCATAGCCAGTCGTTGCCGCGTCGTCCCTACTGGCTGAAACCCCCGCCACAGAGTGAGTTTCTTTCCCCGATGTTAACGTCTGGCCCCAGTCAGGGGCGATCCCGTTAGCAACCGCCCCGACGGTAAACGCCAGGCTCCCATCGGTTCCCCGTGACCCGTCATAATTAACCTGTTTAGCTGTTAGACAGTAAGAGGCGTCGCCCCTGGTTCCGCCCATGTTGTAGCATATAATCCTATCAGCCGTCGGGAGGCCGGACAACGCGGCGTGTTCTTGCTCGGTCGCGTCGTTGAAAAACGTGTTAAACGAGAGGCTCCCGTCCGCTAAACCATATATCCTCTCGCGGGCGCTCTTGTTGATCGCGGTTACCTCTAATTGTTCCCGTGGTGATCCCACCGAATCAAGACTCCCAACGTCACCCGATAGGTCGTACCCGTGAACGTATAACTCCTGGCCCAGTCCCGATTTCTTAGCCATTCATCCCCCTACGGCGTGATGCTCACATCCTCATAAATCATAATTTCAAACGGGACACTTACCGCCCGATATAGTCCATTACCTACCGGCTCGGTCGAGAACGTCGCAGAACCGACGTTTGAGTCGGTGCAATTGTCGGCCAGGTTCGCGTCACTCCGGAGGACGGTGTCAATCTGGTAAGCCGCGTCCCATAGATCAGCCTCTACAGACTCCCGGACATTCGTTGATTCCACCAGCCGGAAATATCCCCGGATTAAAACCGTTGTAATCGAGCCGATATTATTCAACGTCCGCCAGTCGTTGGCCCGTGATTGCATCCAGTAGGCGAGGACCGGCGTCCCCGATATCGCCAACGGCTCCGCCCTGATAACGGCGGTGAATGCCGGGTCGGTTATCCCTGACAGTAGTACATCTATTCGGTCTAATGATCCCGACCTGGTCATTTCAAAATCCTCGCGATCTGTAGCCCGATGTATTTATCCCACAGTCCCGGCGTGTCTCTCATGTGCCGCGCCGCTTTCTCGAACATCTTATATTGCTTTTCAATCCGGCCCGCATAGACCAGGTCTTTCCCCAGTAATGTTTCCCCCGCGTCTACCCGGACGACGTTGTCTTTTATGTCAGTCGCCCCCACTGATCTCTTAAGTGTTCCGTCCATTTTCCCGTGTCTCTGGGAGGCCGTCGATTGGTTGTACTTGTGGCGCGGCGGTCCCCATAACTGGTCCCTCACCTTGTTCGCCCCCTCGATAATCGCCAGTTCCATCAGGCCCGTATTGATAACCTCCTGGACTTCCTGGACTAGTCCCGGCTCGAACAATGGACCTTTAGCACTGAATCCGACTTTCATAAAATCAGCCATTAAAAAATTACCCCGTTGGATGTTCCCGTCACCCGGTAATCGTCGAGTGTGTGAAGTACAGATCCGATCTCGGCCTCGTTGGTGGTAATCGTGGCCTCTCCGCCCCCGATGGTCCCACCGGCCCCCATATCGCGGTTCCTGAACGTTAGCTTGGCAATGTCTAAACACGCCTGGACTACTAACACCGGGTAATCAAACTTGTAAGCCGTAGCCCCTCCGGAGTGGGTCGCCGCAGTCGTACCGTTAACGCCCCTCTCGACCGTGAGAGTATTCCCGCTGATCGAGGTAATATACATTTGTTCGCTATCAATCAGGATGGCCTGGGCCGGTCCGAAGTCGGAAGCGCTCGTCACTGATACCGAGGTTGCAGTTGTTGAACCTACCGCGTCCGCCGTGGTAACGCTGAGAGTGTCCGCCGTATAGCCCCAGGATCCAAGGATAGCGAGGGTTTGTTGACCTGCGTCCAATGTGTTGGAACTGTCCTCGTTTAGTTTGAATATGGTTTTCGGACTTTCGTTGTAGGGCATAAGGAAAAAGTCGTTCGCGTATCCCTCGGTCAATACCGTACTAGCCCCCCGGTCGGTGTCATCGTATGCCGTGACAGTGGTCGTTGATGTCAACCAACCGTCAAGGGGAAGAACCGGGGCCAAACCCGACGCCGTCCCGATAACGTCAACGCTGTTTAACGTGTAATACTGGGGCGAGTTAATAAGAGATCCCCGCCCGATGTCGTAGTACCGGGTTTCGGTTACAGGGCCGTAAGCCCCGCCGTCGGTGTAGTTATCAATTAACCGGGATGATGCCTCTAGAATACGCCGTATGGCCGCTGAATCGGCATCCCAGCCGCTGGAATAACTTGTACCCGCCAGGTAATCCCGGAGATCGTCGCCGGTCGCGTATGTGTGCCGTGTTGCCACTATTTATTTTCCTCGGTCGCCGCGGTTTTATCTTCCTCGACGTCCTCGTCTTTCGACCCTTCTAGCCTCTCGAAACAGTCCGGGTATGATTTTAATAGCGCTTCCTTGATGTTGTATTCGTTCCCCGGCGCGTAATGCTCACCGGTAGCGCCGAACGTGATACCCCTGAAACATTTTACTTTTGGCATTACTGCCTCCTGTTAGCGGCGCGGGGCCGAAACCCCGCGCCCGTTATTTACCCGCTGGTTATGCGGCCCTTGAGATTTTGAACGCATCGGATAGCCCGACCTGTCCATCACCTCGCCGAGTAGCGAAGAAACCCACCTGGTCATTCCCCATGTAAAGGGAATCATTTCGGCGAATCGTGAAACCGACTCGGTCGAAAATGTAATACTGGCGCAGATCTCCAAAAATGGCACACTTCTCGGTGCTTGTGATACTAGTACCGAGTCCACTGACCACATCCGTGACGACGTTCGGCCTACCGAGTATAAAGTCGGTGGGCGCGGCTGTCAGGCTCGGAATACTATGGACTCCCGCGGCGGTGATCGCTATCGAGTTGACCAGTGCGGCGATCTGGGACTTCATTAGCCAGGTCCCGTTGGCCCGGAATTGAGAGCCGAGGTCAAAATAGGTTCCTAGCAGGTCAGCCCCGACGATAGAGGTAGCATTCGCCATTGTGTAAAATGCGACATCCCCATCGGACATGATACCGGCATATTGCGTCGTGCCGTTTCCGCTAATAATCCCCACGTCCTCGAACTGGCCCTGGGCCTCCTGGAATATCTGGGAGAGGAATGCAGGGAGGTTAATCGCCGAGTCGTCGAGTAATTCACGGCTAACTTTGACCAGTCCGCCGGACTTCTCAATCGCGAAATTAACCTGTCCCACGACCGGCGTTGACTCGGTCGGCGCGGCCTCTTCCGCGATTGCCGCCCATGTCGCCGATGCCAGTGTCGGGAGATACCCGTCTTTACTGGCAACCCTGATGACGGTGCAATAGGGCCGGAGTAACGAACCGGGCGCTCCGGTGTCGTGGACTACCTGGTTAATAAATTCCTCCGGAACAAAGAACCCGCCCTCCGCGTCGGTGTCTTCCTGCATGGCCTTATATTCGTCCGGTGTACAGGTTTTGAAGAACATATCCTCCGAAGGCGACCTAAACCATTTGATAAACGTGTCCCGCTGGAACCGGGCCTCGTCTCTCAAATTGGACCCCATTTGATCCTGGACCCACATGGGTTGGGCCGAAACCGGCAACTCTTTGATATAGGCCATCGGCTTATAATCGCTCTTTATATTAGCCGTCTTGTCGTTCCCGTCGTATGCGGCGACGTCACTCGACACCACCGGGATCGTGTTGGTCGGTGTGCTAAGTTCGCCCTTTAATGCCTTGATCTGGGCCTCGGCCTGTTCTAATGCGTCGGCCTGTCTTGATTTGGATTCCGCCTCCTCGATCATTCGTATAGCGGCTTCGCCTTCGCCCTTGCCGAGTTCGGTTTCCGCCTGGATAAGTAAAACGTTAGCCTCGTTTCTGATTTCTTTGGTACTCAAAATATCGCTCCCTATGCTATCAATTTTTCTTTTAATCTCAATCGAGTCCTCAGTAGGGCAATTCGGGTTAGCGCGTCCGCGGCGGATTGTTCACCCGTGGCAGCGGCGGTTTCCTCGGTATCGTCCGGGCTGGATTCACTCGTTTCGGTTGTCTCGATTGTCTCGGTAGTGATGTCCTCGACTTCCTCGATTTCGTCCGGGTTATCACTCTTGGCCGCTATCGTCATCGTCGCCGGGGATGCTCCCCTGACCACTGATGACACCTCGACCCAGTCCAGGTTCTTAATCCTCCGGATTGTTTCCTTGCCTAGCTTTTCATAATCGACGGCGTCGGGGCCGGGAATGTTGAACCCGACCGACCACTCCCGGACAAAATCCCCCGCGATATTAGAGAACGCCTCGCGCCCGATCTGCGTGTCCATGTTCATCTGGATCCTGGCGAGTAGCCGGTGTTCGGGTGCTTCGAGTTCTTCGGCCCTGGCAAAAACTACTTTCCCGACGATCTGTTTTTGATCGTGGCCCGATAGGACCGGTATCGGGAGGTTTGCCTTGATCGAGGCGTTGAACGCCTCCGGGTCGATTATGTCCCCGTCATGGTCCCGGACGCCCATAGTATTGACGTATGCTTCCACCTGGCCCTCGGTTTCAAATATCTTGGCGTCGCTGATAGTATATTTTACGATCTCGGTCATACCGTTTCCTCCGGGTTAAAATCTCTCGGCATTGGTTGCCAGTTCAACGTCCCGTTCGGGTGGTCGTCTATGTTGGCCGCGTCCTCGACGCTGTATATCTGGTTATGCCTCTCGGCACATGTGAACCCGTAGGGATCCCCAGGATCTATATAAGTGTCATCTTCGTCGCCGTCCACGTCGTCGGCCCGTACAAAATTAAATCCCTGGGCCTTGTAGAATCCGACTGATGTCTTGTTTTGAGTTCTCATCACCTCGGTTCTCGCGATCAGCCGGGCGCGTTTTTCTGTCTCGGTCATGATCGAACGAAGGCCGGGGAACCCGTCCGCCGGGACGCCCTTCGCCAATTGCTCGACGCTGTAGCCCCCGCGTAAGGCTATAGTTACCGCCCGCCTGATAGCCGCGGAAGTCGTTGAGTGGATCAACTGCGCCCGTTGCGGGGCGCTCGTTCCCAGGGATTGAATCAACGGTAATTTCTCAGACCAGGCAAGCGTCCCCGCTAACCCGTTGCCGTTGATCGCGTCAAATGTTTTCCTTGATATGTTAAGAATCGCGGCCCTGAGTACCGGCGATAACTGGTTAAATTCCCCATCGGGTATCAGCCGGTCCGCGTCAAATGGTAGATCTTTCATGTCGGTTATATCCCGGTCCATGTACCGCCCCAGGATCCCATCAACGCGGTTCCTGAGTCCTCGGAAATAACGCTGGATCTTCGGCGTTAATTCGTCGGTTAATGCTTCCCGGTCCTCTAACATCTGCCGCCGTAACATTCCCGCCCTCGGTGCAACCCGCGGGGCTTTAATGTCGGGCGCGTCAACGGTCATAGATGGATGGATCAATCCTCTC